GAGGTTGTCCCACACCCGGCGGCCCTTGGATGGGCCGTCGATGATTTCCAGCGTAAGCTGAAGCATCGTCCCGCCCTTGGCGGTCTCCTTCATCACGCTTTCGATCACCTGCGCCGGGTAATTGCCGGGCGGCAGATTGTCGCGAGGCTGTGCGGGTTCAACGCTGCTGGCGTCAAAGGTTTCGCCGAGAAAAGCCATTGGTCTTATTCCTTGCTGGTTGCGAAATAGGGAATGTGCTGGGCGATGGTCGGCCACATCTGTTCCGGATCATCCGGCAGCGAGATGGATTCCGGCATCCGGTAACGGTTTTTTGCCAGATGTGAAGGGCGCTCGGTAGTGTAAAGAACGCGCTGTCCGCCCCCAACGCCACGCGCCCGGCTGCTGGGGTCTTTCTTGTCGTCCTTCACCACCGACACGCGGTAATTCATAAACCAGACGCAATCGACGTGCTCTTGCACCAAGGCGCTTGCGGCCTTTTGCAGCTTGGGCGCGTAACGGTCGTAGGCTTCCACCTCGGGGCTTTCAAATCGTTTCGGTTCCGTGTGCGCAATCATCGTGATGGTCATTTTGCGCTCATCGCGGAGTGCGTTCAATCCATCAAGAATACCGCGCCATGTGTCCAAGGCGGCGGCGTAGCCCTTGCCGTAGCCGGGCTGCTCGATGTCTTTCCAATTGTTGAGGCGGCAAGTCTCCACCCACACCATCGGCTCCAGCCAGTCGAGGCTGTCTAGCACCACGGTTTCGAATTCGTGCGCTTCGCTGTAGAGCGAGGCGACGGCGTCCATCACCTCGGAATAAGTCTTGAGCAGCCCGAATGTAGGCATGTCGATCATGCCGAGACCGTCTTCGGTCTGGAGGATCACCGGCTTGCGCATGCCAGCACCAAGCGAGGTTTTGCCGATACCATGCACCGCGTGAAGCATGATGCGCGGAGCTTTCACCTCCGTGCTGCGGCGCAGAGACGCCATTGAAATCGCCATCTTTTTTCCTTTCCCAAAGCCACCCAAATGCCGGGCGCAAAAATGTTTTTACAACATAAGCCGCGACGGATGCAATAAGGCAATCGGCAATTTTATTTGATGGGCCGCAATGTCAGATAGACCGCGCCTTCTCGGTCCACATCGTGCTCCACCACCAACCGCTGGCACAGCTTGTCGTTGGTGATGGCGCCGCCCTTTTGGCAGGCGTCGAGCAATTGTTTTATCCGGTTGTCGATGTCGCCGCGCATTTTCGGCAATTCGATAATCGCTTCAAACGGCACGGCGATTTGCTGTTGCTCACGTTGGATGGACACTTCCCAGCGCGCCGCATCCGCCCATTTTTTAGAGTTGGCGCGCTTGATTATTTTCGCGCCCGTGCGGGTGCGGATCGGCACCCACGCCTTATTGATGCTGGGCGGCAGCGGCAGAATCAGCGTGATGTCGCCATCGCTCACGCTGCCTCGGCGGCAGGCTGCACGGCGTCGATGTAAAGATCGGGCCGGACGGTGCTGGGGTGAATTCCTAGCATTTTATGCACCGCCGACAGCGCCTTGGTCGGCACGCCTCGATGCCGCCAATAATGCACCCGCTGACGCGAATATCCAAGTTTTCGCGCCACACCCACCGTTCCACCGGCTGCATCAATGACATTTCGCGCCAAAGCGCCAAGATCGTAAGAGTTTTCCATAGCTCGCTTGTAAACGCGACGTTGACGCGGAGCAATAGTGTGTTGACGCTTGCACGACATGCGCCGCCGTGGGATAAGGCGGGACGCTCTCCGCGTGATGTGATCATTGTTCCTTTCCCATGTTAAACTTGCCCGCCCTGGTGTCACCTGGGGCGGGCATTTTTTTAGGGACGGGTAAAAACCCTAATCCGCACAAACCCCACGCCCGTGATGTGAAGGCGGTTTGCGGCTTCGTGGGATAGGTCCAGAATTCTTGGCGAGACGTATGGGCCACGGTCGTTGATGCGGACAATCACGGTCCTATCGTGGTGCGTCACTTCGACGATGGAGCCAAGCGGCAGGCATCGTGACGCTGCCGTTAAAGCCGTGCTCCTGAATGCCTCTCCGGATGCCGTGAGGCGTCCGTTGTGACTAGCGCCATACCACGACGCCAGCCCGGTTGATGGACACCGTGGCGACGCATGCGCGGCACCAGCGGCAAGAATCAGGGCGGCAATTGCCGCCCTGACGGCACTCATGGCGGAGCCTCCGCCACCCTGCTCATCGTGATATTATTTTGCGCGCGGATGTCCTGATTCCGCCAAGACCAACACTCGCCGGTGTCGTTTTGGAACACAACGAAAAGCAAGTTATGTTCGACGCCATAATCGATGACCATATGCGCGAAACCTTTGCCGCGCGGAGTGACAACGGGAATGGGCGGGTTGAGTTGCGTGATCATGATTTCTCTTCCATGGCTGGGGCGCCCCCGACAATCGCAACCAGCACTGGCTGCGGCCTGATTGGCGGCTCGGGTGGTCCTGGCAAGTGCGGTAGGCAGTCCCGCACAATCAATTGCAGCGCAGTTTGCATCTCGCGGACGAATTCAAACGCATGGGCCATTTCCCACACTGATCCAATGTAAGCCCGTTCCTCAACAATCTTAAACGCCTGTCGGGCGTCGTGAGAAATGCCATCCAGCCTTTTGATCGACGCCAACACCGAAGAAACAGCTTTGCGAAGTTCTTGCTCTTTCTCGTTTTTTGTTGGCGCGATCATGGCTCCTCCTCACACCGAAAAACTGGCAGACGGCGAACAAACTCAACATACATGGGGCCTTGAGCATCCAGCAGCGCCTCCCGCAGCCGCGCGTTCTCGGCGCGGATGGCATCCGCCTCGGCGGGTGTCAGGCAAGGGCCGAGATATATATATTCAGCCACCTCTCCGGGCAAAACTGCGCGCAATCCCGGTGCCGCCCAAGCATAGGCGCGCTCGTCCCAATATGGTGCCAATGGGATGCCCGGGACGCCCATCAGCCAATGATGGCCATCCCGCTCAGGATTCAGCGGCACGCCGGGCGCGTCGGGATTGGGCCAATCGCTCATGGCTTCGCCTCCGAAGTCGCCCGTGGCAAGTATCGCAGGCACCACGTCGGGTGGAATGGCAGGGAATGCTTCAGCCCATCGAGCCTGATGCGCAGATGGCCAGAGATTGTGCCTGTAATCGTGCCCATCTCTGGCTTACCACAGCCACTATATTCCACACGCCCACCGACCTTGGCAGCAACTCCATACCGCTTGCGGACCCAAGAAATGCTCATGGTTTCACCTCCGTAGGTTCATAGAAAAAAACAGCGGCCCAGCACTTGGCGGTTCTGGTAGTGGGCGAAGGCCATTGTTGTATTCTGCCGCTACTTTCTGGGCATACGCCTCTGCTGCGGCCTTTGATGCGTGCCACTCTCCGCCTAGGTAATTCGTGTCGTTCTCGATGTAAGAAATCCATCCGCCCATATCAGCGTCAGGATTTTCAAACACTTCCCACCGTGCCGTCATGGCTTCACATCCTTCAGATGATTTTTACGAGGGCAAAGCGGTCCTTGACACGTCTGTTCGCTGGTTGGGGGGCAGATACAGCCCACGACGCTGCTAATGCCGCGCAGGGCCGGGTCTGGGAGAGGCTGGATCATTAAGCGTCGTTTTGGGATACCAGGACAATCTTGATCAGAGCAGGTTTGGCCTGAGCGCAGATTGCATTTCGGGCATGACCAATCGCTCATGGTTTCACCTCCCTGTCCGCAGCAGGTTTGCCGTCGGCGTCCACAAAATCAAACGAAAGCGGGTAGCCATCGCCCTTACGGTCTATAGTCAGGTACACCATACCAAACTCAGTCTGGAATTTTACTTTTTCCCATTGGTCCATGTGTTGTGTTGCCCATCTATAGGCCGCTTGAATCAAGCCTTGCCATGCATCATCCAAATCGCTCATGGCTTCACCTCCAAGGCTGCGCGGGCTTGTTTCATCCGCGCCTCAAGCCACTCACCGAAGTCCTGGACTTCCTCCTTATCCAACAAAGCTAAAAGCGCCTCCCGCAGCCGCGCGTTCTCGGCGCGAGCAGATTGAAGATCAAACTCAAAGGCGTAGCAGACCTCTTGCCAATGCGTGAGGTCGCTCTTGAGAGTGTCGGCTTGGTTCAGCATCCAATCAATTGTTTTTGCATCACACGCGCGGCGCATATCTTGCAGACAATTCCATGCTTCATACTCAGCCTCTTCTGTCGGCGCATCCGCATAAGCCTTTGATGCGGCCAATGCCGCGTCACACAGACCGCGCAGGCTGGTGCTTTTGTCATCATAAGCGCAGACTTCAGGTTCATTGTCGCTCATGGCTTCACCTCCCTAACCGCTGCGATTAGGGCAAGGCGGCCTTGATTACCGATCCATGCAACATGCGTCTGCGATATTGGCAGCATTAGCCTCGGCGGCAGCGCTTCCAAAAACGCGGCGATTGCAACGGCTGCGTCTCGCCCTGCGCGCTTTGCACAATAGCAATTTGCATCCGCGCACTCCCCTTGATCGGGAATTTCAGACGGAGCCCAGCAACCTCCAGCTTTTTTCGCGTGACGATTGCTGATTGCTTCCGCCGCCGCCTTAATTGCTCTTGTTATGTCGCGGCTCATGGCTTTTCCTCCAGGGCTTCACGCATGTCATTGATGCGGTCATCCGGCAGCGAGGCACAGTGGTCGGTAGGATTGGCTTGCCACCAGTCCCACCATTTCACAGTCTCGCGCATCAAATGCCTCAACCGCGCGCTCTCGGCGCGGAGAGTGTCCGCCTCGGATGGGGTTAGGACTGGGCCAGCGTAAGTCCAACCGTTTTCGACTATGCCTGACGAATCATCGCCACCGTCAAACCACACATAATCCTTTTCGTCAGAATCCCACTCAGCAACAAATAGTTTGTCACTCCATCCGACAATCCAATGCCACCCATCCCGCTCAGGATGCAGCGGCACGCCGGGCGCGTCGGGGTTTGGCCAGCCGGTGGTCTTGTTCTCGCCTTGGGTCATGTCATAGCTCCGCCTTCGCGTTCAAAACGAACGCCTGCCGCATTCCGCATTCCGTCGCGTCGAGTATGCTGGGCAATTCTCGCAGCACCCGACGCAACTCGTCGTCGCGCTCAGTGGGCGGCAGGTTGCATATTTCCTGGGCCAGCAAGGCGCAGAGCAGGGTGATCCTGCCATCAATGCTAAGGTGCGCCATCTTGCTGGCCACCGGCCGGACAAGCGCAATAATGGCGCGCGTCTCGGTCGTTTCCGGGCCGCTCATGGCTTCACTCCCGGCGCTGCGCGAAATTGACGCAGCACTCGGACAGCCTCACTACTGCGCTCACCCATTTGCACTCGGGCGCGCTCTAAAAACTCGCGGTCACGGGGGTTCGGCACGTCAGCGCATGCGGACCACTCTCGCCACGCTTGACCGTAGCCTCTAGCGTATTCGAGAGTTTGAATCGCCGCCCCTTTCTCATCGCTCATGGCTTCACCCCCGGCGATGCTTCGATCATGGCGCAATAGATTTCAGCCACTTCACCAGGAGATGGAAGATACCCAAGCTTAACCATGGCGACTGATCCTTCGCTTTTCATGTTGAAAGTCGGCTCAACCGGCACCACAGCCCACCCCGCCGCGCGGATGGCGGCGATGGCGTTCACACTGGGTTCGCGGCACGGACAATATTGATTTGAATGTGGGCAGATCGTTTGGCAGCCGCGCTGTCTGCGCGCCGCCATTTGCTCAATCAGTTCGGCTTCGTCTTTTGCTGGTTTAACCATTGTTCTTCTCCCTCTCCGCTGCATCACAGGCTTGTTCAATTGCCGTCAGGATGGCGGCGGTGATGCGGTCAACAGCCGCAGCACCCGCAGCAGCCCGCGCAGCATCCGCAGCAGCCCGCGCAGCAACCGCAGCAGCAGCCCGCGCAGCATCCGCAGCAGCCCACGCAGCCACCGCAGCCCGCGCAGCAGCCCGTTCAGCATCCGCAACAGCAGCCCACGCAGAAGCCTGCGCAGCAACCCACTCTGATTCCAACACATGGGCACCTTGCTCAGCCCGGCGCAGCAAATCCAACACACCTTCCGCCGCAGGTGCTGCGCTTCCAGCCAGAGGCAGGCAATCTTCCACCGCGATACGCCGTGCGGTGTAATTAAGTCTGCGCCACGTCTCGTCACTCAGCACATGCCAGCGGCCGGCAACGGCAGCGTAACGCTTGACCATGGGCAGCCAAGCCTCTTCGCTGCCCGCGTCATCCATCCATGGCGTCAGATGCGCAAGCCACTGAGGCATGATGTCTGCGGGGCAGGCGCCAGGATTGCCATCATCCGTAACTTCAGGGGACACAGCTGCCAGCAAACACGCCGTCTCGCGGCCATGATCGTCAATGCCGGTCCAGTCATTACGGATCAGCCTGCCTTCGGCGATGAATTGATTTAGTTTTGTTGTGTCAGCCATTGTTCTTCTCCATTTCCCATTTTTTTCATTGCATCAAGCGCCGTGATCGCCTGACTTAAACGAAACGCCTGCTCTGTTTTTCCAATGTCAGCCCAACGAACAGAGCGCATACCAGTCGCGTCGTGCAGAGCCTTAGCGACGGCTTCAATCAGCGCCGGATCGTGCTTCATTCGACAATGCCCCGTTTCAGCATAGACCGGATGGCGTTCGGCAATTCCATGTCGCGCATGTAGCGACGCATTTCGTCAGGGTATGCGTCTCGATGCGGATATGAGCCACTGGCATTTTCCGCCAATTCCTCGGCGGCATCCTCCATCAGCGTTCGCGTTTGCTCAACTTGAACCCGGAGATTCATCACCATCGCCATATGCTCGCGCAGGCTATGAGCAGAGCCTTCGATGTAATTGGCGGCGTCGTTCAACAATGCGCCTTCAAGCGAGGCACTGTCCAATTCACGCAAATGGTCAGATAGAGAGCGCAATTCGCCAATCATGTTGGGTAACGGGCGCATTGCGATCATATCCCCGACTCCACCCGCAACGCGCTGGCGAGGTAGTGCTTGGCCAGCGTCTCGCGCCCATACGCCATATGCTCGGCGGCGATAGCCTGGAGCATCACGGAGACATGAGCGTCCAACGCCGCCGGAATTCCCGAGTGGCAATGTCCAACGCGGGCAATGGTCATTGCAATTTCGTTGGCTTCGTTGCGCATTTCCTCGGCGCATTTCAGATAGCGGGCATCCACGGCGATGACGGCCATTTTCTGCAAATCCTTCATGTCTATCTCCAATCCTCCGAATCCTTGCATCGCGCGCAAATCCTGTTCTTTTTTGCGTCTTTGCTTTCAAAAACATTCCGGCACTTCAGGCATTTTCGCAAAGCCTGTTCATCGGCCTGGGGCGCTTTGGGCGCTTCCTTTTTGGCCGCGCCCATCACAAAAGGCCCATCACCATGGTGACGTATTTTAAATCGTGCCGGACCGCGTCGTCATCGCCCATCGAACGGCGCTTGAGGTATTCCGACACGGTGGCCAGCACCTCGCGGACCACATCCGGGTTTGGCATGTCGCGGCTGATCTGCTTGACGCGCTGCGCCATTTCCAAATCCACCAGCTTGATTGGCAGGGGTTCATCCATGTGTTTCGTCCTTTTCTGATTTCGTTGCGAGGTAAATGGCCTTCTTGCCAGCGCCGAGACGGCTTTTGCGGTAGAATTGAATGGGTCCGTAAAGCGCGCACTTAATTTGCAGGTTGCGCATCATCGCCATGGTTGACTGCCTCCATGTCCGGGAGCGCTCGGCTTTGGTGAAGTAAATGACGTTGGCAAGCGCCTCTATCGGCACTTCCTCGCCACATCGCGCGGCGAGGAATTTGACCGCGCGAGCTTCGTGCGGGGTGAAGTGCAGGTCGAGCTTTATGCCGCCCATCCCAGGGCGGCTTTTGCATCGTCGGTGGCTTGAATCGTCCATTGCTCGACACCGTTGTGCTCAGGGGCGCGGTCGTATGGGTTGCACTTTGTGTAGTTGATAATTTGGCTCACCGCGATAACCGCGAAAGTTTTGGCGGGGTTTTCGGGGTGCGCGAAGTTTATCTCGCGGATCGTCACGCAACGTTCGGCGTGCGAAGAACGGCCCCAATTGAAGCCTTCTCGCATGCCGCCGGTCTTTTGCACTTCAAGCAGTTCAAAGCCCTTGGCGGCGATGCGCTTGGCAGCGCGGGTGACAAGGTGGCTCTCGCCAAACTCGGCGGTCAATTCGCCAAGGATGATCGCGTTCCACTCGGCGGCGGTCTCGGGGATGTTCAATTCGATGGTCATGGTCAAAGTCTTTTCCGTTGGCTCGTTGGCCTGGGAGTTTTTTACCCTCTATCCGTCAAAAAGAAAATAGGATTTGACGGGAATTTTAAGATATTTTTGACGCGCCTTGCGGAGCGGGTTCCCCGGCTTTCGCCGGGGCTTTCGCTCGCTTTCCGCAGTTTGCTTGTTCGTGACCGTCGCAGATAATTTCGGCGTTGCAGGTGAGCCGACCATTCTGTGAGCCAGGGCAGCGGCAGCATGCGAACAGGAAGCCGGAAATCACAACGCCGCGATGGGCCTTGCCGTTTTTGCGAAAAGTGACTGGCTGGCTGGTGTTGGTTTCGGTCATCGGGGTAAATCCTTTCTCTCGAGCGTCGTTGCCTAAGAGTTTTTTACCCCCTATCCTCAAAAAAGAAAATAGCCTTTCCGCCTAAATCGGAAGATTTTTTTTACAAAAATGCAGGGACCAGTCAGCCGTCGTCGGGGACCAGCACATTGCCGATTTTAACATACAAGCCTATGGCCACCGCAGAGGACGGAGGAACGCTGGCATAACCGATTTGTTTCGCTGTTTCGTAAACGATCATCATCACAGTGGGATCGCGCGACAGCACATCCTCCAACGCCCTTCTGGCAGCGTCGGCAATCAAGCAATCGTCCGGGTCAATCTTTTCAATCTTCTCGTTCTTCATGCCGAGCGCCCCGCCTGCACCCGAATGCGAGGCTTGCCCGCCAATTCCTGGCCGCGAAACCAAGCAACGCCGTCAACAATTTCGCATAACTCGGGCGGCATCAGCACCCCATTGCGCCACGTCAAAACGGCGAAGCCGGGATTCCATAATCTTGTGTTGCCTTGGGTGTAGCCGAAACACGGCCAAACCGGATCGCCCAGCATGCCAAGCTGCACGCCGTATCTCCGCCCGCGCATGTCCACCATTGGCTTCACTTCCAGCGAGTGCGTATCACCGGAAATGAACGACAAGCCCGCTTTAACAGCGTTATTCCAGCCCGCATGAATTCCGCCATGGAACCTGTGCATTACGACGGAATCGTTCAAATCCAGCCGATGGCACATTTTCCAATCCGGAAACTGCCCTGCAAAATCAAAACCATCCACGCCCTCAAACATCGCCGCATTGAGCGACAAATATTTATCAAATCGGTCGTCGTGATTGCCTCGCACCCAAAACCGCAACGCCTTGGGAGCCATCCCCAAAATATCGTCAAGGTGCTGCTTGGCTGCGTCCAATTCGTCTTTGACTTTGATGCGTCGGTTCCATCCTAGCGGATCATGACGGGACGGCTCGCCCATATCCACGAGATCGCCCACACTCAGCAGGATGTCAGGCTGCACCAGCGGAATCGCTCGCAGCAGGGCTTCATGCGCAAGGCTGCGCGGCTGACTTAGACCCGTCCAATGCGCGTCGGAAAACGCCACCGCCCTGGCATTGAGGTGCGTAATTTTCAACGTCAATTCGCATTCCGGCGGATTGTCGGGATCATACGCCACCGCCATGGCCTTATGTGCTTTTCGCACATCCGGCTTTTTGAAACGCGAGATTGCAGCTTCGTATTGATTTGAAGCCGTTTTGTTCGACATTGGCGGGATGAATGACCGCGCCGCTGCGCTGATGGTGCCATGAAGCAAGACGGCGTTATAAACCGCTTCTACGTCGCTCCATTTGTATTGAGATTGCGCCATGGTTGATAATCCTCATTTTATGGGGTTTTCAGCCAGAGCAGCCTTTGCTTTTGTCCACCGCAAATTGCGATCATCTTTCCCATTAAAGCCGCCATTGACCCGTCGGGTGATGTCGTCAAATCGTCCAGCGTCGGCAAGCTCATTTAGTTTTCGTTCTCTCCACCACCACGCGGCGCTCATGCCCGCGCCTTCCGCCGTCTCCAGCCAGGAGCAAAACACGTCCAGGGCCATGTCAGGTTTCAACGCATCGCGCGCCGCTGTGGTGTTTGCACGCCCTGTTATTTGGATGGCTCCACGGCCCCGAAAACGCAGACCGTCGCCCGGCTCCGTGTTCCCAAGATCGCGTCGTCCCTCATACCGGGCTTGGGCGTCGGTCGGTCCCCAGATTTCCCTGGTAAACCTGCCGCCGCCACTCTCGTGGCCGACTTGCGCCAAGAAGGCGGCAAGCCGGTCTTTAGTGTCGATGCCATACGCTGGGCATGCGACGGCGAAGGATGCCGCCCACTCCTCCGGGTAAACCCAGCCCAGCCGCTTCATCAGCGCCGTAGTGATCACCTGCGAGACGCCACCGCTTGAGCAATCTGCGGCGTGACCTTTTCGATGCTCCGGCCAATGACGTAACCACCCAATCCAAGCTGCACGATGTCCCATAGCTTGATCACCTCCGCCTCCGAAATGCCCGGCGCAGACCAACCAAGCCAGCGGGCCACAATCAAGGCTCCAAAAGTCAGCATCAAAATTGGTCGCCAACAGGCTGCCAGAAAATGCTCAGACTGGGCTTCGGCCTTAACAATATCCGAAGCCGCCTGATTCAAAGAGGCCTGATTGGCCAGCAGGGCCATGGTAAGCTCCTGCTGAACCTTTGCCGCCTGCTCAGGATCAGGAAAGAACCTCTTCAACGTGTCGCCCAGGATCGGGAGAAGCGCTGGTATCAGTGCTGCAAACATTTTCGTTCTCCATAAAAGCAAGATTGCATTTTAGGCGCAAATCGTCGGGAGAATGAGCCAAAGCCAATTTGGCTTGCTTTTTGGCTTCATCTTTCAAGCCCATATTCCATGCCGCTACGGCCAGCAGATCATGCGCATAGTAACCCCAGACTGCCGGATCGCCTGTGTAAACCAGGGAGCGAACTGTGATGAGTAGGGCGCGGTGCGCATATACATAGCACTCATGCCAACGGCTTTGCCGGTACATCAGCATGGCCAGATTGCACCAAGGCTCGCGCGTATTCGGCGCTTCACTTACCGCCTGAAGATACCACTTCTCCGCGCCAGCCTGATCGTTCAATTCCTCATGCGTCTGGCCCAGCAGGCGCATGGCATAAGAGCGCTCGTTCTGGTTGCTCGCCGCGTTCATGCCCAGGTAGTGCGTCAACGCATCCCGCGCCTCCGCCCACCGTCGGCAGAAGGTCAGTTCGCGAGCAAAGTAGAAATAGTGCGTGGGATCGCTGGCGTCCTCTTTGACCGCCGCTTCCAGAATTTCCATGTATTGGCCACGGCTCTTGGTCGCGTCAGGGTAATGCGACACCAGCAGCATATCCGAATGCGCGGTCACTTCTTTCATCCGTGGGTCAATGCGGATTTCTTCGTGGCAGGGATGGTGCCAGTGATACCCATTGCGACTGTGGATTTTATGGTGCGGGAATCTTAACCCGGAACCCCAGTCGAACAGATACCAAAGGTTGGTCGTCTCAGGCTTCCATAGGCGTTCGATTTCCTGGCGCCAGCCGGGTTCAAGAACCTCGTCTAGGTCGAGGCTGATACACACGTCGATGTTAGCGGGAATCATGGCCAAGGCAGCATTACGGGCTAGATCGAAGCGCCAGGGTTTGATATGGATGTTGCGCACCATGGCGCCGCACTCCACCGCCCGCGTGACCGTTTCATCCGTGCTGCCGGTGTCGGCAATTAAAATCAAGTCAGCGTCTTCCGCCGATTTGCAAAACCGCTCAACGAATTGAGCCTCGTTTTTGCTGATGGCATAGACAGCAATTTTCAAGCGTGGCTTCACAATCAGTCCCCATTGTTCAGCGTAATGCGGCCGGTGCGCAACGATCCAGGGTCGCGCCTCGTCGATATGGCGTTGGTGGTCGTGTCCGATAGTAGCCGAGCCGACGTGGAAGACGAAAGACCGAGAGATAAAATGCTGATAGCCGAGCGCGCGAAGGTCAGCACATTGCACATCGTCGGAATACCAATTGATGGGCGGGAATGGTGCGGCTTCAAATGCCTCTTTGCTGATCCACGCCAGGATGGGCGAAACCGCCGCGACTTCCACCGGCCGATCAGCAAAGAGGTTGCGTTGAACATCGCGCACGTTATCGGAGCGCGCCGCTACCAACCCAAGGCGCGGCACAGTTCGTTTCAACGCAGCCACGTCCTCCAACAGCTTGCGGATGGATAAGGGGGTTAGAATGATGTCGTCGTTGGCAATCAGGATTTCGTCATAGCACTCGAACGCCTCACGCATGGCGTAGTTGTAGGCATCACCAAAATTGCCTTGAGTGCCGTTGAACACCCATACTTCAACGTCGTCGGGCGCGTGATCGTCCACTGACCCCATCAACCGGGAAAGATGCTCGCCGCCTACCGTGCAGACGACGAGCGCAATCATGCGCGTTCCAATACCGTCAAGCCGTTGTTGTTGGTATAATGGGCTTTGATTCGCCATTCAGGAAATGTCGTGAGGAACTCCCACACAGCCAGGATCAAGCCGGGGCCGCCATCCTCACCCGTCTGACCAAAGGTCACGGTGTCATGCAGGGCGATGTATTTCAAAACGCTATTGTGAAACGTAAATAGCTCATGCCGAAGTTGCGCGTATGTGTGCAGGGTGTCGATGAATAGCAGATCGGTTCCGGCTATAACGTCGAGCGTTAGAGTGTTGGCTTCAATAAATTTTGCCTGCTTCCCCGTTTCCCGCGCTATCTCAAACAAGTGTAACGCAGCGGGGTGCGGAGCGATGTCATAGCTGACAAGCCATGCCCGAGACGCCAGGAAAGCGGTTGTGCTTGAACCCCAGCGGACGCCAAATTCTGTGACGTGTTCGCACTCATCGGCTAAATCAAAAAGGGCTTGCAGGTGTTCGTTAATGTCGCCGGGTGTGCTGATCGCCGCCACATATTGCGCTTGAAGAAGGTTCACTTGTCGGCTTTCTTATCTAGCTTTTCAAAAATAGCCTTTAGCATTTCTTTCATTTCATTGATGTCTTGTCGGTAGTCGGCTTTGCTGACGTAGCCCGTGTGGATTTCACGTTCTAGCTTGATAATGTCGTTTTTCAACGAATTGACGGCATCCCAGATTGTCTTGAGCAGCCATCCAAATCCGGCCACGCCTATCGAGATCATGGCATTAAAAATGTCTTGGCTCATTGTGGTAATCCCGGCCAAACGATGTTGTAAGGAAATCCCGGCTGCTCTGGAACATCCCGAAGCGCCTGCCGGTAAACAGCAAGATCAAAGTCAAGGCCGTGTCCATCTTCCAAGGCCCTCAATACCCGCCAGTCAGTTTCTGCAAGGAGCTTGCTGCGCTCAGCCCTCACAAACGCAGCTTGCGCGGCATCTTGCTCTGATAGCCAAGCCGAATACTCCGCATCGTTCATTTCACGAACGGTGACTTGACCGGCTTCTGTATTATAGATTTGAATGAGTGGGCGCGTGATTGTCATTTCTTATTACCCTTACAACGATGCCGTTAGGGTTGTTCCGGTGGCCCCAGCGCCGCCTGTGGTAGTGGCTGTTGTGCTGCCAGCAATACCTGCGCCACCCACAGATACTGATGTCGCTCCAGTCAGTGCGTTTATCAATGTTATCCTTCCGCCAGCACCACCGCCACCGCCACCGCCACCACGACCTGTGCCAGTGCCGTTGCCGCCAGTGCCGCCGTTGCCGCCATTGGCGGCAATACCATTGGCGTTCGCTGTGCCCAACAGTGTGTTGTACACGACATAAATCCACCCGCCGCCACCGCCTGAACCGCCACCTCCTCCACCACGGTTGCCCGCTGCGGGAGAACCGCCATTGCCGCCATTACTGCCAACAGCGTTAAACCATACGTTTGTAGATGTGCCGCGTTGGATAGTTTTGGCAAAAACAGCAATGAGCATGCCGCCACCACCACCGCCACCACCACCAGACCCCGCCGTTCCGTCGCCTCCACCGCCGCCGCCGCCAGCACCACCCATGCCGCCAAGTAGGATTGTTGCGCCACGGATTAAATCGAGTTTTGCCATGCGAATATCTGCGGTTGTTGGAGATGGTCCTGTGGCAGCGGCGCCGCCAGCGCCTGAAATTCCTAGACCTCCCGCTCCAGAGATGGCGCTACCGCCACCATTAGCGGCGTTTGTCGCTCCAGCGTTGCCAGCGGCACCAGCGGCAGTACCGCCACCCCCACCAGTGCTTCCACCGTTGCTTCCACCAACCGTGAATGAAGACGCTGCGCTTCCACTAGCGCCGCCTGAACCAACTACTGCGCCAGTCCCTCCGTTATTAGCGATTGCGCGGGAAAAAGCTCCAGCCGGGGCATTTGTGAGGTCAAGCGTGCCTGAAACAAAAATACGGTATCCAACTGGCCAAAATGTTGCGGTTGAACCTGAAGGCCACGAAACATTTGTATAATACTGATCGCGCGTCAAAGTTACGGTTCCGCTTGCGGCCATAACTAAATCGCCATCAGAACCATCGCCATACAACATAGCGTTAAGTTCAGTGTTCGCGGTCGGCGCCACACTTGACCAAGTGGAGCCATCGCTTGTCAGCACGTTGCCGCTAGCGCCAACAGCAACCTCACCAACCACACCAGCATTATCAAAAAGAAGGCGCCCGCTGATGCCGCTCGTTATCGTTGTGGTGCCGACTGTGATAGAAGCCGAGCCAGCCGCCCCTGTTGCGCCCGTCGGGCCGGTTACGGAAGATGCTGCGCCAGTTGGGCCTGTAGGGCCGGTTGGGCCAGTGGCGCCATTTGCACCATTCGCGCCAGTAGGACCAGTCGGGCCTGTGGCACCATTCGCGCCGGTCGCGCCGGTTGGACCAGTAGGACCAGCGGAACCTGTAGGCCCAGTTACACCATTCACCAGCGCCAAAAATATATCATGGTTATTGGCGAAACCCGTTGTCCCGGTTCCACCCGAAGACACAAGCGTGATTGGGAAAGTCCAATAACTAGTGGAAGTGCCAGGGTTAGTGTTGGTTGGCGTGCCGGAAATTGTCCATTTTTGGAAATTGGCACTTGCGTTTTGATCTTGAATGATAATTGTTTCAGTTTGCGTGAGCAATGCTAAAAAAATGTCAATATCTTCATTATTATTGGTTAAGTGACTGACGTTAATGCTTGTTGCGCTAATTTGAGTGGCGTTGTTCCAAGAAATGTGGCCGTTGCTTGGATAGCCAGTTGTAGTGGTTGTGCGCGCTTGATACAAAAACAAACTGGACGAAGTGCCTTGCGGGCCTGTCGGTCCGGTAGGACCAGCCACCGTAGATGCTGCGCCTGTTGCGCCTATCGGCCCCGTGGGGCCGGTAGTACCTTGCTCACCAGTCGGGCCGGTCACACCTTGCACCCCAGTTGGACCTTGCGCGCCCGTAGGGCCTGTAGGACCGGCCACCGTCGATGCTGCGCCTGTCGCTCCGGTTGCGCCGGTCGGACCCGTAGCGCCGGTTGGTCCTGCAACGATAGATGCCGCCCCTGTCGGACCCGTTGGACCAGTCGGGCCGGTCGCGCCAGTGGGGCCTGTCGATCCCGTCGGGCCGGTAGGTCCTACAATGGTCGATGCCGCGCCAGTGGCGCCGGTCGGTCCTGTCGCTCCGGTCGGGCCGGTAGGACCAGCCACCGTCGATGCTGCGCCTGTCGCTCCGGTCGGCCCTGTGGGGCCGGTCGCTCCGGTCGCTCCGGTCGGGCCAACCGCCGTTGAGGCTGCCCCAGTGGGGCCTGTCGCTCCGGTCGGCCCTGTGGGGCCGGTTGGCGCAAAGGGGCCAATGTCCTGAAATTGAATTGAGTATGCGGTCGTTGAGCCTGGACGCGCAATCGGCATCAGATCGGTGCCTTGCGGCGTCGTCTGCGTTGCGTCGCTGATCCTGATATTTGTCATTTGTCAGCCCCAAGCCCAATTGCCAAGATTACTCTCCAACCGCCAAAACCCCTGGCCATTTTCTAGCACCATCAACGCCCATTGAGACGCTTGGCCAAAACCGGGGTCTGGTGGAGGGTTGACGGAATATACCGCATAATCTGCCTCAATTGGAAGATTTACCACCCAGGAAAAGTCGCGCCCGAGCAGGGTATTGACATCTATTCTAATGCGGTAAAGCCTGCCGGGCAATCCTTCAGACAAGTTCGCCTTGATTAATCCGCCCTCAGAATAAAGGTCGGTTGCCGTGAGTTCTCCCGAGCCAGAAGGCGCAATGCTCAACAGAATGCTAGAGATTTCGTCACCGTTCTGAACAACGGGCGCCGTCACGTCCAGTTTGTAATCGAGGAAGTCTGCAACCCTCGCCACCGGCCATTGCAAGTATGCTTTGCCGTTGAGCGGAATCGTAATCAGGCGCGCATCGTCGGTAGGGGGCCAGGGGTTTGTTGGTGTAGTCGTCACGGCGGGGAGCGGGCGAACCGGGCCGGAATACGTCCACACAACCGCCGCACCGAAATCCGCCACTGGGGCTGGCGGAGGCGCGATATTGGAGCGTGGGTCCATGACGGGCAGGTAGGTCACCCACGAATAAAGCCGCCCGAGTTGCGTCGTGGCGTCCACGCGAATGCTGTAGAGCCGCCCGGCCACCCCACCCGATAGCCGGATCGTCGCAACATTCAGAACCGCCGCGAGCGCCGAGACGGTCATTTCTCCAACGCCAGACGGGAAGATCGAAACCGAGAGCGTCGCAATCAAATCACCAGGAATCGCCGCCGTCGCGTCTAGAACGTAATCCAGCACATCAGAAGGCTCCGCTGTCTGCCATTGCAGAAAGGCGTCGCCGCTTGCTGGAATTACGACGGTGCGAGCGAGTGTCGGCACATTAATATCCTATGGCGATATAACTTTGCGTTAACGTAGCGGAAATCCACGCGCTTCCGTTCCATTGTTTGGCCCATCCCGTATATGAAGATGCGTTTGGATCGGCTGCCCCATGAATGCTGACCGCTCCAGCGCCCCACGTTCCAGAATTGGCGGCACCCTCAGTAACAATCACTTGAAGGCATGTATTTGGAAAAGCCGAGGCAAAACTAACAGTAGAAGAACCGCCAGTAATGTTAAGCACGCCCCATTTAATGATGATGCCGCTTGGAAGCGTGGCGCTACCGTTACTAGCAATAGTGGCCGGGAATTGGCTTAAATTCACTGCATTGTAAGTTGTTGTCGCGTTGGCTACGTTAAATTGCTGAGCCGAAGAACCGTTAACAACTGCTCGCGTGGCCAATTGCGCGTTAACATAGGTATAATCTGACTTTGGAGCCAATCCAGCGGCTACGAAAGCTGTGTTTGCCAACAGGAAACTATTATCTCCAAACGTCACATTCGGCGCGGTCGGGGCGCCGTTAAACGCTGGCGAGGTCAACGGCGCTCGCGTGGCCAATTGCGCGTTAACATAGGTGTAGTCTGATTTTGGAGCCAATCCAGCGGCTACGAAAGCTGTGTTTGCCAACAGGAAGCTATTATCTCCAAACGTCACATTCGGCGCGGTCGGGGCGCCGTTAAACGCTGGCGAGGTCAACGGCGCTTGCGCCGCCCATTGCGCCGTTGCAGTCGTTCCCGAAGCAATGCAGACATACAAAAGATTGTTTGCGGAATCCCAGACCGTGGATGGCGGAAGATTGCCCGATGCAGCAGCGCCCGAAACATTGCCATTTGGGTTCCCTGCAAATGGGAGGGTTTGTGGGAAGGCTCCGACGGTAGCCGCCGTCAGGAGGTTTTGCACAATGGTGCCGGTTCCCCAGGCTTGCGCAGTCGTACTTTCCTGAGCGCGAGTAATTGTAAATGTGTTTGTCGAGCGCGCCGTCACCCGCACAATTTCCTGTGGCTGCGCGCCGGGAGTGGCGGGCGAGAGCGTAGCCAAGAAATACTGATTTGTCCCCGGATTGGGAAATAGCGCGCCGCCGCCAGAAGTGACAACAAGCGAGGTCGCGAGGCTTGAAATCGCTGACGCCAGCGTCGTGGCGGCGTTGTTGGCGAACAGGATTTGCGGCATTTATTTGCTCCTAGTAGGAACGCAGTTAGGGACGGTCTTGCCGTCTTTTTCTTTGGTGCCATACGCCTCGTAGCCCGCCCAGCATGGTTTACCATTCCGCACGGAATCCATGTAGGCGTGAATGGCATCGGGTTTCGGAGCGCCTGCTTGACGCAGTGCAATGGCTACCGCCTGCTTTTGCGGTTTGCCAGCTTCCATCTCACGCTTGATGTTGCGCGAAATTGCCTCTTGGCTTTTGCCTTTTTCGAGGGGCATTGGCTTACCAATCAATCGCTGTAAATTTGTGGCCGGTAGTCGCCGCGTTGGCTTTCACCGTCACGGCAGAGGCCAGAGCCGGAAAGGTGTAGCTCGCGCCTGCCGCCAATACGATGGTCGTGCCGTTCGCCCCCGCATCGGTGCTTCCCGGCGTTCCTACCATGCTGATATATAGGCTCTCAGCGGTAGCAATACCTTGCGCGGCGGCATTGGGCGGATTGACAATCACGGCTCCGTTGATCGGGCCGGAAAAGACGGTTACGGCGGTGCCGCCCGTTACGATTGCCACCGCAGCACCAGCAGCAGGCGTGTAACCGCTGGATGCCGATCCGGGCGCGATGTAGACAGGGATTGCACCGGCTGGGTTGCCCTGGTCATTCGGATAAGATGTCATCGGTGTCTCCTAGGACGCTATGGGTGTGCCGAAGCCGGGGCTTGGCGGAGGTGGTGACGGCGTAATAGCGGTATCGAGACTGATGGGCAGTTCGACATAGAATGAAAACTCCCGCCCCGCTGCCGTAAATGCGTTGATCTGGATAATGTAGAGCCTACCCGCAACACCGTTTGAAAGCCACAATGTGATGACCCCCTCGGAGAAAGACAGCCTTGATGGCGTCAATTCCCCTGCACCAGAAGGCGAAACGGCGGCGGTCACTGACACTAACGTGTCCTCAACCTCAGCCAGAGCGGCGGTCATATCCAACACATAATCAAGAACGTCGTCGGGCTCCGACGTTGGCCATACTAGCTTGGGCTGCCACGGAGGCGGCACATAGACCGTTCGATTGTTGGATACGACAACCATCAGCTTGCCGGTGCAATCACGAGCTTACCCTCACTGACCAACAGTATCATGTTGCTGTAGTCGGTATTGGCGGGGGCAATTGGCACATATGAAAGCACGCCATTGATTTCAACTCGGATGGATTGAATGGTTGGAGTTGACCAAACATATTGAGCATTCGTGTATGTTGGCATGATTATAGCTCCGCGCTTGCAGTGAAAGTTGCGTTTTGAGGCGAGGCGTCAATTGCATTTTGGTAAAACATACTGGTTCCTGTCACCCCACCAAAAGTTGCAAGTGACCTACTGTTGGTTACAGTTGCTGATGCACGTTTTGTGACTTTGTAAAACACCATCACGGTGTAATAAACAGCCTGACCAGATGAAAGCCAATCGCCAATTTCATAATACCGTTGGCACAGTGCAAGCGTCTCGCCAATTGATAGCTGCTCAAACGGTGTTGCGTAATTGCCGGGTTCAAGCTGGACGCCCGTGACCTTCCAATTTCCAGAAGTCTGAGCGCCTACTGAAAATTGAATGAGAATACCATTCGCCGCATTTGCGCCCGCGTTAAATGTTGCCGTGTATTGCGTCTCGCTTGAAGATACGGTGAAGGTGCCGGTAGATATTACGGTGACAGAATTAAAATTATCGGTTGCATTTGCATAAGCGGCTGTCCACGTCACAGACGTTAGCGACGTGTTAGAAATAACAACCGATAAAGTGACGTTTTGATTAACTAAATCTGCAACATTATATGATTCAATTCTTTGACTGAAACTCATACCAGTAAGAGAGGCTGCGCCATTTATTTGATATGCGTACTGATAACCAGTGGGACCCGCAACTCTTTGTCCAGTGGTGGACGCTCCATTTGTTGTAACAACCCACCTATCTACGGTGTACGCGCCTGCCGTTGTGATAGTCTGCGCCGCCCCATTATTCCTTTGGTCAACCTGCATCGCGCCGTTGATGATACGGTTGCGTCGGAAGCCGCCTGTGGGGCTGAATGGCTGACCGCTATAAGTAGCATTGATAATCGAGGCGTTTGTAACTACCGCATTCGCAACTCCACCGCCCGTGATGTTCACGTTTGGCAAAGCGTTAGTGCCATCAGCAATGCCATTAACGGCAGTTGCAACTGTGTTGAAATCCGTGTCTAGCTGCGAGAGCGGAAGCGAACCCGTTGCCGTGGCAAAGGTGTGTGGAATGGTTATCGGAAGTGCCATGTCGCCCTCATCAGAAATTGTTCCACGTTACCGTGGCGCTGGCGTTATTCGTCCATGCGACGGCTGTGGAAGAGTTGTTGACCCAGGGGATGGTGCTGCCCACCGGGCCGGAGACGGTAAATGCCCATTGCCACTGAAACGGCAACTCTGCCGCGCCGCTTGCAATAGCCGCTGCCAAAAATGGCGCTGCGGGATAGGTCGGGCAGGTAATATTGACCACGTTGCCCGAGCCGAAAGACACATTGATCTGGTAGGTGTTTGAAATATTAGGCGCCGTGCCATTGGCTCCGAGCATAAACCGCATGATGCGGCGCTTGAGCCAATTGATCGAAAACGTCTTGCCGTCGCCTTTGTAAAAGTGCCACGTCAAAAGCCGCTGATAGATGTCGTCCGTGGTCACATACGAAGTGCCAGCGGTTGATTCCTGATAGTTCAGCGGCACTTGGTCATTCGGACCATAAGTGTCGAGCGGACCAATATTGGTCGGTCCCGTGCCGGGAAGCGTTGGGCGCGGATAGCCGTAAACGCCTTGTCCTACCCAGTCCAAAAGATCGCCAGAAAGCTGCGTGTAAACCGGCAGGTTAAGCTGGTTGAACGTGTTAACGTATTGCTGCGCGATGGTGTTGTAGGAATCGACAAACGCCTGCAAGTCG